CCCTGAGCCGATGACCTTGATTGGAAAGTCCATGCGGATGATGTTGCCATTGCCAGCGATTGTGGTAAAGGATGGCGCGTCTATGAAAACGCAATTAGGAACGATCTTGGTAGCATCGTTTACCACCCTGATTCCAGAGACCGCTGTCAGCGTAGTTGTCAGGCTGTCTATAGCGCCATTGAGAGCGTCTGTGTAAGCCATTACGCGCAGGCAGGCCTGTCGATGCCAAGCAACTGTTTAACGATCGGTGTAAGGCTTTGCTGAGGCGCTGTGCCCATTCCGTCAAAGGATGCAAAAGTGTTTTCTAGTGAGCCACGGCTGCGCCAGAGAGCCGCACAGTACATGAGCGTGCCTAACGTCTGGTCGCCACCTGGGCTAGTTGTCAGGCTGTCAATGTAGCCAGCCTCTTGACGCCGACGGTAACAGAACTGATTGCCAGCAGACACGGCCTGAGTTATAAGCGTGTAGTCGTCCGATGGGTTCGTGATCTGCACACCGAGATATGTCACCAGATTGGCAGCTGAGACCCATGTGCAGGTCAGCGTGTAGTTGACTGTGCCGGGGCTTGCGATGCGCTCGACGTTGCTGGCGGTCTTGGCGTACAGCACTTGGTTGGCGATTGGTTCGTCAATGTCGTATAGCAGGTCGCCTTCGGTGTCTGTGCCTGTGTACCGATATTGAGGCAGCGCGCGGACTGTGTATGTGCCGTTAAAAGTGGCATCCACTCCAGTGACTGTTATTGACTCGCCGACTGCAATTTCTGTGGGGGTTAGAAGTTGCAGTACGGCGTAGTCATCTAACAGATACTTAAATGTGACGCTGTATGTAGCCATGAGCGGATGCTCCGCTTTCGACTAGGCGTAGGTAATTTTTTGTGCGAGTGTTGCCTTCGCCTGAAAGAACGAGCTGTAGCCATAGTACGAGAATGTCCTTGACAAAGTGCCAGGGTTTTCGACTGACATGAGGCCACGGATTTGCTCGTAGTACTCCGATGCTGGTGCATGGAACACGACCATGGTCTTTGCTGCGACGTTGCTGTCAACAATGATCTGCAAGCCCAATGGGTTTGTTGTTGACCAGTTGGTGACATTGCCTGCGCCAAGCGTGTTGTAGCCGCCAAGGCCGGGTGTTCCCACCATCGGGAACAAAGGTCGCTTGTCCGCGTCCACGGTGCTGCCTAATTTCGCCCATGCGTCTGCGCCCATCAGGATGTGAGTTGGGAACAAGTTGGTGCCGTTGCTGATGTCGCGTGCTGCACCGTACAAGAACAAGATCAAGTCCTCTGGTGTGCCGTCCCATTGTCCGATTGTGGTAGATGCAGTTACTTGAGCGTCAACAGCAAAATTATCGGTGACGATCATGAACTGTCCCATTAAGTCATTAAGGACTTGCTGCATCGCCGCTGGCGAAGTGAAGTCAATGTCCTGTACTGACAATGTTACTTGGCCTGCAAAGGTTTTCTTTGTGACCGAGTTTGCCGCGATGACCATTGTGCGAGCTGCTGCTGCACCGAACTCGACTGCACCAGTTTGTTCTGCTACTTCAGTGTGCGTGGTGATTGTTGGACGGATAAAGGTTTTTGACTGTCCGCCGTCTGGATATGCGCGTGCGCCGATCGCGGTAACGAATGGTCGAATGTAGTTGATGTCTTGGAACACTGGGCCGAGTACAGGAATTGGCAAGAGACCAGGTGTGTCAGTCGTTGCAATGTCGCCTGCTGCTGCTTCCAAAATGCTGCGCTTTGCTTTTTGTGCTTCAAGGAACGCGCCGTTTACTTTTGCAAACGTGTCGCCACCAATGTGGTAGGCAGCCATGTACTCGCCTGCGGATGGCATGCGAAACTCGCGCTTTGGTTGTGCTGGAATTGCAGCGGTAGGAATTGTGGCCTCGACTGCTGGGGTCTCTACTTCTGACATGGGTTCTGTCTCCTCTGTGGGTTCTTGTATTTCATTATTGTCGGTCTGTTCGGGTTCGTGGTGGATACTGGCAGCAATATCTGTGATGACTGCTCCTGCGAACGCTGGCACTGGAACCATTGACAACTCGATCCAGTCGGCAGCTAGGACAGTAATCGAGCCGTCTTTGTTTGCTCGGGTCTTTGTTGGGTTTACGCCAACAGATACCGAGTCCAGCACGCCGTCAAGGGCCAGCTGCAAAGCCTCGTCGCCTGCGGCGGTTTTGCTGATCTTGGCGGTAAACATCATGCCTTCTTCGGTGTCGACGCGCTCAGTAACAATGCCGATCGCTTGGTTGGCGTCGTGGTTCATGTAAAGCCGTGGCTTTTTGCCATCGACTGGCAGGCTGCCCTTAGAGAAGCTCACCTCAGTCCCATCAGAAACTGTGGCTGGAACGTCGTACGGGACGGCGATGCCTGTGATCGTCCTGGTCGGTGTGCCATCGCTGGCGGCTGCGTCAATGCTGACGCTGGTGGCTGTGAATCTAATCATAATTTGCGATCTCCTCTTGCGTGTTTTCTGCTATTGGTGTTTCCATTTTGTCTGCTAGATAGTTTTCTTCAAGGTAAGACTCGTAATCAAAAGCGACGTATGTGCCGTTAGGTAGCACATTGTTCATTGACAATGTTTCTGCTATTGCATCGGCGTAGAGTTTTACACCGAAGAACAGCAAGTCCATGCGCGCCTGTTGTGATGACTGATACGAGTAAGACCCGGTCGATACGCCGATTAGATATGGCGGCACGTTTCCGATCCGTCCACCAGTTTCAAGGGCGCTGTAATTTGCTGACTCAATGAGCAGCATCTTGTCTGGTGACATTGTTGTCGGTTCGTAAGTTAAAAATTCGTTCAAGCACGCCGTTTGATTGGTCGCTCTCGCCAAATTGAACTGGGTTGCGAGATCGGCGAGCTCACTCGAACTAAGCGGCTCACCGCCAGTTTGTTTTAATACGCCAGCAGGAATGGACGATGAGGCATTGCGCGCGCGTGCGTCTTGTATTTTTAGCGCGGTCTCAATCGCGGCCTGCGATGAATAGACCATGCCCTGTGTAGGCGACAAGAATTGCACCAAGTTGTTTGGGTCAAGCATGCCGCCTTGAAAATAAACTTCTTTAGATGGAGCGAACCACACAGGGCCAGCCATGTCTTGTGTTGTGACTGAGCCTGCTGGTAGTCGAGTAAAGGATGCTGGAAAGCCGTCAGCGGTGCGTGATGTGATGTACCAGAACGCGCGCCCATAAAAGTACAAGTCGTCAAACGTCCACGACATAAGAAAGTTGTACGGGACAGTTGGGTCTGGGCGACGCAGCCATGTGCGCGGCGCAATATAAACGCGCTCCATTTCTTCGCCATTCCACATTTCGTTATACATCTTGAGTGGCATGCAACCAATTACCGATGCCAGTAAATCGCGGCTTCTTGACAACGCAGGGATGGACACTGCCGCCGCACGCAGTTGGCCTTCTTGGTAGGTGTAATACTGACCGATCATGTTTACGCCAGCAGCGTTAGATGTGTAACCACCAGCAGCTGCCGCTTTAGCAGGCGCTGGACTGATGGCGGCCTTGCTCACTTTGCGGTCAAATAATCCCATGCCACAACATTACAGACAGCGACGCTGTGATGGTGGCACTCGATCGGCCTATCAGTTCCCGACGAAAGGCTAGGTACATCGACCGAGTGCCGAGGGTATGTTACTGATTTACAGTGACCAGCATGGGCTTACCTGACACAGATGGACGTGAGCAAAGAGCTGCCGCCCAGATCATGCAGCGACACAACTCAATCGGGCCAGGTGATCGCTGTGAGCTGACTGCGACCGAGCCTTGGCTTCTGACCGCGACCGCGCGCTGGACATGCTCAGCAAGTTGGGTTGAGCCGTCATGTAACAGCATTTTTTCTGCTATTAGGTTTCTTACTGTCGGGGTGTATTTCAGTATTTCGCCGTAGCCGACAATGACCTTTTTGGTCTCTAGGTGTCGAGGCCACTGGATGTCGATGCTGGGTGAGATAGCAAACTTGCAGCCCTCAGCGGTCAGCCTGTCAACCTCAAGCAAGAGAGCTGCAAAACTGTCTACGACAAAGGCCACGGTTACGACAATGCGGCGATCGGGCAGGGCCACGGCGCGCAGGCCAAAATATCGGCTGTCGTCCATGCTGGTCTCTATGGCAACAATGCCGCCTTTCGGT